CTTATTTATCGTACCATAACTGTTTTATTATGAAACAGCAACTGTTACTGTTCCTATTGCGCCTGTTCCAGCCGATCCTGCACACGCAGAGACATTTGCTAGAGCTATTTTAATAAATTCATTTACTTGATACAACGCTCCAGTCTCTAAACCAACGTCATTACCAGCTTGAAGATCGGTAAGAGTTATGTCTGTAGCTCTTAAAGAACCTGGGTTTTGCACTTGAGCTAGAAAATACTCTAAGGTTCGGATTAAATCCGTCATATACCTTACGTCTACTTGACCCGCTGGTGTGGGAAGTCTAGGGAAAGGAGTTACGTTTGTTGCCATTACCTTCTACCGTCTTGGCGCAGTTGAATCCGTGGAGTTCCTAGCCGCCATCTAACTCCTAGTGCGGTTGAGTCCACCTTAAAAGCAAAAGCTCTACCCCTTAATCGGATGTCAGCCTTGGTTGTAAACTGTTCAAAAGGCACAGTGGTCGTGGAGATAGCTGAAGAAGTAACAGTCTCTGCCTCTGCCTGTCCATATGGACTACCTGGGTAATCCTGCATACTTAGTGTCATATCTACACTCGGAGTGCCTCCAGTAGATCCTTGAAAAGTTATATCAGGAATGATTTTATTGATAAAAACAAATCGTTCCCCTTCTCCCATATCTATGGGACTAGCTTCAATAGAAGAAGTCATTGCAGAACCATCGTCATCATATCCAACTTCGTGATTATATAGATACCCATCTTGCGCCCCGATAGGGTATTGAAAAATACCTCTGTCTATGAACGCGGTTCTATTTAACGTGCCATAATACCAAACCGTCTCTGAATAGTTATAAGTAACGTAAAGATTATTCTGACCAGTGCCGCCATTAGCGACAGAGTTGCTGTCGGAACAATAATACCAAGTTACTTCTGAGAACTCTGCGTTATGAGCAGCGTAGACTTTACTTTTTTGACCGTAATCAAAATCAAAAAATACTTTCTCCTTGACCATACAAGGAAGCTGTTTGGTTCCACCTTCATATAGATAAAAAGAATCCTGCCCCATCCAGAATATAGCGTCCTCAACTGCAACGGCGGCGTTAGGTCCCATGATTGTTATGCCTGTAGACAAAGGTTGAATACCAAAAGAGAACGGTGCGCCCAAGAACTGCATGGAATGCAACGTACTGTCAGTAAAAATTACGATCTCTCGTTTCGTTTCTATCGCTGTAACAAAGGTTGATCCGCTACCTATTCTTAGATCTCCCGCTGAATTGGTTGGTGTCGGAGCCCAGTCTGTTAAAGACTCTGAGCTAGAGAACCGTATGAGCAAAGGATCTTGAACCGCAGTTCCAATAGTATTGGTGCCAAACGCTATCACATGCCGAGAGTTGTCGGAAACCATTACTTGTTTTGCTATAGTAGGAGCATTATCAGCTCCAGCTACATCAACTAAATTGACTGCTCTAGCAGCTATTCCACCACTTCTGTCCCAATAGTATATCGCTCCGTCTCTTAGATTAAACAACAGATCTTCTCCGAAATTGTCTTGGTTCCAAAGAGCTAACTCAGTAGCAACTCCTAGGCCGAAAGACGATCCCCAAGTACTACGACCCCAGGTGCTAGATCCCCAACCAGTACCACCAACCTGAGTATCTAGTCCGCAATCTATTTGATATGCAGCAACGGTGCTTCCACCACCATTTCCAGAATCACTAGCGTTTCCAGTGACGGAGAGGTTGATTGTAAAAGTATTAACAGTAGGGACAGTAGCTATCTCGTACTCTTGATTAAGTACTGCGGCTGTAACATTGCCTCCTAGAGAGGCGGCATCACTAAATGTAACAAAATCCCCAGGGTTAACTCCATGTGAGTTGTCTGTTACGGTGGCTACAGTAAATCCATCGCCCACAGAAAAGGTTGCTTCTCCAGTAGTGGTAACCCTGATTGGAGTAATGTCATTAAAAGCATTTCCTTCTAACACATAAAATTTTAGGTTGGTTCCAACGCCTAAGAACTTAGTGCTGTCTAATGCTGTCCAAGGAAACAAACTTCTAGCTGATCCCAGATAGGTGTTCAAAGAATACTTTACCCAACCGCCTATCTTCTCAGGAAAGCCTAGTCTGAAGCGTACCTTGTCGCTGTCAACCCAACCACCCTCATTTGTATAAGAAGTTACATCTCGATTAACACCAGGCTTATATCGTAATGTTGTTAAGGGCATTGATTATCTCCGTTAAATTATCCTCCGTATTACATCTTACCATATGTAATTATACCATCCTGTAACAATATATTTTTCGTGTTCTTTTGATATAATACCTTTATGAGTATGTGTCCAATCAGAAGGCCACAATACAGTTAACCCTTTTTTAGCTGGCAATTTTAAATCTTGATATAAAAACTCGGTGCCACCTTCAGGCACATCATTTAAATATGTCATAAAAACTAAATGCCTACTACTATCTTGTGGACCTGTTCTTTCACAATGCCATTTTTTAAATCCTCCACCAGGGTTATACCGTTGAATATTAAACCCTTGCACTTCAAATCGTTCAACATAACTTGAATGTCTATATCTTTCTAAGTATAAATTTAATACTTCCTGTAAATTATCTAAGTAAATGTTTAAAGGATTAAGTGGCCCCCACTCCTCACCAAGTATAGGTATAGGATCTCTTGTATTAAAGCTTAAATCAAGACTATCTTTAACCTCAGAATTTATAATTGATCTATCTTCTAAAAATGTGGTGCCTGGCTCTGCAAGCTTTGTATTTAAATCAAAAAACTTGACCAACTCATCACATATACTTTCATCAATAAACCAACCACCTACAAAAGATGAATACGGTGTAGCATAATTTTGCAAATTTTTGTTAGTATTAAATCCATCCAAATTTTGTTTTTCATTATAATTTTGCATAGTCTTCTTTTCTGAAGCTGTCATTAAGTATAAGCTCCATTAATAGTCCCAGAGTTTGTACCAATGATTGTGTAAGCTGTTACGCCTGAGAAAGTTACAGCTCGCCCAGCAGCACCAGCACCCCCACCAGAAGCTCCGCCTGATTTATTCCCGCCGCCACCACTATTACCACCAGCACCAGCTCCACCAAAGCTATTCGAACCGTTTCCACCTGAACCACCTGAACCACCGTTCGAATGATTCGAACCAGAACCGCCAGAACCATTTGCCTGTGCTTGATTGTAGCCAATTCCTCGACCACCAGCACCACCAGCACCACCAGGGGCGTACTGAAGATTACCACCTCCAAGAAATTCTCCTATTCCACCCTGTCCACCGCCACCACCAGCACCGCCACCACCTGAGAGGGTGGAGCCTGAAAGCATGTTAATTGTAATTCCAGTAGATTGGACCAGAAAGGCTGATCCGCCAGCAGCACCAGCAGCACCAGCGGAGCTGGCTGGGGGTTGAGAATAGCCGCCAGAACCGCCAGAACCGCCAGCACCTCCAGCACCACCTGTTCCTTGGATGTTACCAGAGTTGTTTACAACTAAAGTTCCACCCATACTAGCTGGGGCAGTTAGAATACCCATAGTAGTCCCGTTATTTATCGTATATATCTTGGCGATATCGCCTGCCCAACTTCCAGAAGTGTTAGCATCAAATAGCGATTGTAGGTTAGCACTCGATGCCGCAGAAGCAGTTATGCCTATCTCATTAGATTTACCATACCCATCAGACATATCAATAGCACCAGAAGAAACATCAAATAAAGTACGCACAGCCGAACCACCCATATTAATAGTAGCTGTAGCTGTTAAACCAAGTTCTACGTTTACTTGCTGTAGGGATATTGGGTTGCCTGCGGATGGTAATGCCATGTTTTACTTTCCTTTTAATACTTCAATCTCAGCTTTCAATTCTTTAATAGCTTCAATTAAGTAGCCTGTAATATTACCGTAGTTTACGCTCAGTGTACCCATTTCATCTTCTGCGGTGAGTACAAGTTCTGGTGCAACTTTCTGCATCTCTTGTGCAATAACACCTGATGAATCTTTACCTGTTTCATTACGCACATAATGTACACCTCGCATCTCACTTACTTTAGATAGGGCATCAGGTATCGTAGTTATGTTAGATTTTAGACGCTCATCAGAGAAAGCAGTAACATCGTTATTGAATGTAGCCGCACCAGCCGCTGACATATCAAGAGTGAGGGCTGTTATAACAGCCCCACCATCGTTACCTTTAAATTGAATGTCTTTGTCTGAGACAGCAGTTTGTATTAAAAGATTCTGAGAACTATTTGTAAGTTTAAAAATATTTGTTCCAGCAACATCAAAATTAAAATCTGAACCAGCTGCATCAAGGGTGAGGTCTCCTGCTATATCAAGAGTAAAATTACCTGTATCGGTTATGCTTCCGTCTGTTATAACCGTACCACCTCTGGTAATATTATTACCAGCCGTAATCGCACCTGTAGCAACTGTACCTGTTGTAGTAATAGTTGAAGAACCAGTATCTATAGTACCAAAACCAGATGTAATAGAACCTGAGTTTAGTGCGCCTGTAGTAACAATACTACCACCACCAGCTATTGGACTGAAGATAGATGCCAGAGCAGTTCCGTTAAGAGTAATTGCGTCTGCTTCTAGCGTTCCGTCTACATCTACGTCTCCAGAGATGTCTAATGAAGCGAATGTACCAACCCCAGTAGTAGTAATTGCGGAAGAGCCGTTGTTTATCGTACCGAAGCCACTAGTAATTGATCCTGAGTTCAGTGCACCTGTCGTTACAATACTACCGCCACCAGCTATTGGACTGAAGATAGATCCTAGAGCAGTTCCAGCAAGAGTAATAGCATCTGCCTCTAATGTACCGTCTACATCTACGTCTCCAGATATATCAAGCGTTGCCATAACGGCTGTACCTGTAATAGTAGGAGAAGTAAGAGATTTATTTGTTAGTGTTTGTGTTCCAGTATCAGAAACAAGAGTTGCATTTGAATTTCCTATTGTACTACCACCTGGAAGCGTTAAGGTATTTGTTGCTGCTACACTATGAGCTTGAGGAGATAGAGTTTGTGCATGATTATTACTTGATTCACAATATAGTTTTAATTGACCAACACTACCACTATCAGTCCTAAGTTCAATAACTCCACCATTAACTGTAAGGTCATCACCTACAGTTAAGTCTGCACTTAAATCCACAGCACCATTTATATCAACCGTTGTTGCGGCTATTTGTATTTCTGTATCAGCAACAATGTCTAACTGTCCGTCAGCGGATGAATTAAGGTAGATAGCATTGTCACGGAATTGTACTTTTTGGTTGGTAGCAATAGAGGTGAGACCCGCAACCGATAAACCCGCAACTTTAGTTGTACCCGCTAAATTAAGATCTGTTAAAACATCATAGACCACGGCACCAGAACCTAGTCCGTCAGTCGCAATCATTTTTGTTTCACCCGCTAGGATAGCAACATTAGCACCACTTCCTTGTGTGAAAGTTAAAGTAGCCGCCGTTGCGTTTTCCATAACCC